TCCAGAGCTCCCCGAGCTGGCTGAGATCTGCTGCATCGAAATCTGGCGGGTCCGGGTACCGGTAGAAAAGAATCCCAACTTCATAGTCCTGGTCGACCACCTTGTCGAACAGAATGCTCTTCCCCTGCGGTCCCCCTCGCGCCCACTTCTCGGGCCGTCCGACCTCTCCCTGGAGGCGCTCCTGCCAGAAGAACTTGATGTTCTCGCCGATGACCTGGCTGACCTTGCCATCCACGCTCGTGACGCGCACCGCCATGATCGAGTAGATCTGACCGTTCGGGTATTGCACGTCCGTATTGAATCTCCAGGTCAATCCCGGGCTCGGCGGCGTGATCGTCTGAAAGACCTCCTCTTGCAGCTCGTAGTGGTAGAAGGTCAGCGCGATGTCGTAGTAGGCCGCCACGAGAAATCGCTCCATCCTCGGCGTCCAGGCCGGGACGTTCTGCTTCCCCATGCGAAGCTGAACCTCGTCTCGCATCTGTGCCCAGGTCTGGGGAATGATCGCAACCATCTACTCGTCCTCTGGAGGGTTGACCAGTGCAGCCGGATCGGCCGGCTCGGGAGGCGGCACGGTGTCGCGGAACCAGAGATCGGCACCCGACGTGTCGAGCTCCTGTTCGGCAGCCAGGTGCGGAGCCGGATGCAGCCGGCGCAGATCGTTGTAGCTTGGCAGTTGCCGGGCCACGCGCTCAAAGGGGTGTGTGTCACACACCGCGACCCCTCTGAGCCCCTGGACATCACAGATCATCAGCCGGTTCGCCCCAACCATCACACCGCAGAAATCGCAGACCTCGGGCTGAATCTCGAGCGTGTTTCGGTGGCTCGGATACTTGCCCATGAGCTACGACCCTTTCGTTGGGTTCATCAGTAGGCCGCCCCGTAGAGCTCTGGGATCGGCCAGACCGTTATGTCAGCGACCGGCACCAGCTTGGCCATGTTGTAGAACGCACTCGAGCGGCCCTCGGCGGCTGTGCTCATCCCGATGCCGATGTCAGTCGGCTTCGCGATGACCGAACTCTGCTGAAGCGCAAGGCCGCCCATCGTGAAGTAGCACACCCGCGTGCTGAGCGAATCATCCCAGCCAGAGATCAGGTAGAAGCGGCGATACCTCGAGGTGGCGCTTTGCACCAGCGGGTTCCCGACGTTCGAGGAAAACGTCACGTAATCATTCCAGAGGGATAGCGAGACACCGGGCCCGCTGGCGCCGTTGTAGTAGGCCCAGATCATCAAGCCAGCCGGCGTACCAATCGAGCCGGCGAAGAGGTCGATGATCCCAAACTGGGAGTTCTGACCGCCGAGCTCGGAGACTTGCATCTCGACCACGTAGGCCCAATCCCCGCTCGCGGGAATCGTCGGAGACTGCCACTTCACCACCAGCTCGTTTACGTCCTCGGGGCGAATCAGCAGGCCGTTCTCGCCATAGTCCTCGGTGCTCGTGCCCTGGTTCCCCCACGTCCAACTCGGGTCGGTGAGGAACGTCTCGTAGGTGTCTTCGTTGCCGAACTGCGGCGTGAGCGAGCCACCGGCAATAGCCCCGGAAGCCGACAGGGAGAGTGCCTGCTGGATGGTCTCTCTTTTTGAGACACCGCCCTGGTTGACGGCAAACTGATCCGTCAACTGCGGAGTGACTACCGCAGTCAGGGCTGAGATTTTGCTATCTGCCATCGTCTACTCCTGGAGCAGAAAGCTCCCGTCTTCCATCAGGATCGAGCCCGGACCAACTTCCAACAGGTAGGTGTCACCAGGATCAGGAGGCCCGCTGTCCCCGCTGAGCAGCTTCATGAACAGGCGAGCCATCGATCAGACCCGCTTGCACTGATATCTGGCTATGTAGATTCCGGCTGTCTGAGCGAGTGTCGACACCAGCCACAGGTGATGAAACGGCGCAACCTCCGGGAGGCTAGCGTCCAGGGACACCCACTCGTTCGGAACCGGAGTCAGGGTGATTGGAGCACCGGCCTCGTCGTTGAGGACGCCGCGGAAGTCTGCCTCCCGATTGATGGCGCCCTCGAAAGTGAACGGGCCACCCGGGATGTTGGCTCCTGGAAAGAAGAAGCTGAGCAGCGTTCCGTCCAGAATCCTGAAGCCTTCGCTTCGCGCCGTATCGTCTTGCCAGCGGATTTTTCCGGCCCATACGTTGGCTTCTGTTCCCATCGATCACTCCTCCGCGTCTGACGCCCTCAGCGCCGCGATCTTCTCGGACTTGTTGAGCGACTTCGGGATAGCGAGCTCCCACTCGTCGATCACGCCGTCGAGCTCGGCCACCGTCATCTCGTCGTAGTCGTCATCTGGAGCGGCGGTCCCGCTCCAGAGGCCGTTCGGGTCTGCACTGTAGTCCTGGGTCAAAACGCTACCACCTGTTCGATCCCCGGATAGGTGTTGCGGACGTACTCCGCGATCCGCCTCGGGTTGACGAGCTCGTTGAGCGCAAGCACTTCTTGAATGGTCACATTCGAGAAGCCGCGCTGTCGAAGCCTCGCCGGGTCCGACGCGACCTGGGAGTAGCGACGGGAGGCCATCGAGTGAACACGGTTGCCGACGATTCCGGTCGCGCTCTGGGGCGTCCAGACGCCGGCTTGGGTCGCCGTGGTCGGCAGCTCGAGCCCCGTGATGATGCTGTAGGCCCGCGGCCGATCAGGCTCGGATCTCCAGATCACCCCACCCCAGGTGTCTACCGGAATGATGGTGTCGAGGCTGTAGACGGAATCGTTCGCGCCCACCGCGTCGTTCTGCTTCGTCAACCTGCCGTTGCATTGGGTGAAGTACCCATCTTGCGTCTTCGTGCCCCCGGTGGAGATCACCCCGTTGAACTCGAAAATCGACAAGAACCCGGACTTGGTTCCGTGGTACTTGTGGATCTCCATGTAGGTCAACGGTTGCGGTGCCGCTCCCGTGAAACCATCGTCGGCCCCATCGGCGGTAGCCGAGGGGACCAGCATCTGGCCGGGAGTGTCAGGAGCCTGGGACGCTACACCCGTGTTCGTGTTGTCAGCGAAATTGTTGACATCTGGCCCGATGAGGCCCGGCCCAAACCGGAGCGCGACCTTGCTCGGAATCACACCGCCCGTGACCCTTGGTTTGTAGTCACAGAGCGTTGTGGCGTCGTTCTCGTACCCGTAGGGATCAGAGAGTCCAGTGCCGTCTCCGACCCTGCCTCCCGTGGCCTCCGGGGCAACCAGGTAGCCACCGATGATCCCCGCTTCCACGGCGATGGCGTTGGGACGCCCCCCCGCTGGAATGGAAGAGCTCGGCATCCACCCGATCAGTGTTCCCTTGTCCCGAGCCGACAGAGGGCTGTAGGCCCGGGAGAATTTGGTTGAGATACCCATGTCAGTCCAGTACCGCGTCAGCGTCGAAGTAGAGAACGATCAAAGGCACGTCCTCCGGGTCGATCGTCTGGAATTCGAGCGCACCGTTGACGAACAAGGCGTCCTCCAACAGGTCGAGAGTGGTCACGATAAGGTCCAGACGGATGACGCCGAGCAGGATGTCCCCTTGCGCCGCCCCCGGCACCGGAACAGCCGTGCCAGGTGGCTGGCCGATAATTGACACCATCCGAATCGACGGAACAATGTGGCTGTACTCCTGGTAGACCAGGCCGCCTTGATTCGGCATCAGGCACCACCTGTCGAGCCGACGATCCCCCGCGTGTCGAACGTCGCGAACTCGAAGCTGCAATAGCTCGAGAAGAAGCGGTTCCGAGTACGCGGGTCGTTGTCCCGCACGATGTCGGGATTGTCACCGAGCCTCATGCAGACCTTGAAGGCCAGGTTCGACTTCTCGCACTGGAGGAACCAGAACGAGGTCGAGGCATCCAGATAGACGCTGGAGTCGATGGCGTACTTGCCCTTCAGGGTGTTGAGGTCGTTGTCCGTGGTGCCCGGACGGAGCGCCGAGTTGAGGACCGTCTCTGCGATCCACTCGGTTTCCACCGGAACGATGACGCGGCTCGGAGTCACCTGCACGAAGCGGCCCCGCTCGTTGACGAGCTTGCGCAAGAGGATGAGTGCCTCCTGCATGCCGAGGTAGCTGATCCCCTCGTCGTTCGCCAGTCGGTTGCTCCAGGTCCCACCGTCGAGGCGCGTGTGCGTCTGCGTCACCGGCACCTCACCGCGATAGGTGAGGTAGTTCGGATCGGTCGTGGTGAAAGCCTCGTTGAGGAACTTGTAGGCCACCAGGTTGTAGCGGTCCACGGCCGACTTGGCGAGCTCGCGCACGATGGGCTCGAACACGTCGTAGAGATCCCAGCGCACCACCTCGTACTGGATGATGAGCGCCAGGGCGTAGGGCTGCATGCCGTACGTTTTGGTGGGTCCCTTGATGATCTTGTCGGTCGTGATCTCTCCGCCGATCTCCTTCTTGGGCATGATGCCCAGGCCGGAGACGACCCAATCGGTGTCGAAGAAGTGCTGAGCCGGCTTCTCGCGAAGCCACCTCGTGTATTCCTTGGGGAGCTTCTTCAGTTCGTCTTTGTACACCTCCGTCAAGCCCAACTCGAAGGCTTCGGCGTACTCCGCAAAGTTCATTACTGTCGATGGCATTTGTCTGAATCTCCTTGTCTCTTGGTCGAGGTCTAGCCGGAAGAGAGCGTGCCCAGCAGGTACTCGTTGGAGTAAAGCTGGACCCTGACCACGGCGTTGGTGTCACCAACGACAGAGACAGACTCTTCCTCGTTGCTCGGAACGCGGGTGTTGATGAAGCTGACGATCTTGCCCCATCCGTTGAACGCGCCAACCCCGCCACCTGGGTTGATGACGTTGAAGTAGTAGCCACCCAGGCCGGCGCCGAGGTAGTTCGGGTCCCAGGTGAACGTGACCTCGCCGAAGAGATCCGTCTGCTGGAGCACGTAGTCGATCTGCGCACCAGCAAGGCCGCTCAGCAAGTTGCCTTCCAGCCATGTCTGAGACGGGTCGTTCGCGAGAAACGTCTCGATGTCGGTTCCCGAGGCGAGAGCCGCCCCGTTCTTGTCCTGGGCGTCCTGCATCGAAAACGCGACGATCGGATCGGTGTTCGCGTCTGCGATCTCCAGTAGCCCAGCTCCAGCACCGTCTTTGAGAGGGAAGCCGGCGAAGATGTCGGCTCCTCCAGCCCCGATCGGGTACCAGTTCGAGGTACCTCCCAAGATCTGATCCCGCGGGCGAAGCACCCGGAGGGGAAAGCGTCGATACGTCTTTGCCGGCATCTCCTACTCCTCTGTTTGCCCCGCCATCGCCTCTGCGAGATCACGGGTGCGGTTTAGTTCAGCGATTCCGCCAGATGCGTGGTCGCCAACTTCGGGAATGTGACCACTCCCATGCAAGCCGGGAGCGACCTTCGCTAAGCCCCGAGCTTCTTCGTTGAGCTGCTGATTCATCTCGTCGATCTTGTCGTGGACGTGCTCCTCCGAGAGGCGCGACGCTCGCTCCATCAGGCGGGCCTCGCGCACCGCGTCACGGGCCTGGATCGTCTGCACGTAGAGACGTACATCTCCACGCTGGAACGTCCCGTCCGGCTGGAGAAGGTAGTTCGCCATCTCGATGTCGCGGACGAGCTCGGCGGCCTCCTTGGGAGCCGACTCCTCGAGGTCACCTTTCCGAAGCTGGTAGATGTGCTCGGCCTGGGCGGCGACGGCCCACTGGCTCGCTGCGCTCATGGGGCGCAACACGTAGCCGTTGTCGTTCAGGTACTGCTCCGTAAGCGGGGGCAGTGACCGGCGCTCGTGTGCGTGGCGGAAGTCGATCTTGGTGTTTTTCTTGGGAAGAGCCATTAGCCATTCGCCCTCTTGAAGTCAGCGAATTTCTGGTGGGTCTCGGGACTGATGTCGATTCCCAGACGCTCCCCAATCGACTGCATCATCGGGCTCGCTCCTGCCGATTCGGGTCTACGGCCGCCTCGGCTCTCGGGAGCCCCGACCGGCGGAGCTTCCCCTCGTGCTGGCATCTTGTTGCCGAGCTGCTCGTAGGCAGCCTCGGCTGCGTAGCGCATACCGTCCGCGTTGAGAAGGAACTTCTGTTGCTCGGTCGGGTCTTGGTAGCTGCGCTGCGCGATGGCCTCGGTGAGCTGGCGCATCTGCGGCAAGTGCTCTTCCTGGAAGCCTCGGCTGCGAAGCTGGCCTGCGGCGTTCTCCCAGGCGCGGTTTCGCGCATCCTGGAGAACCGGCGCGGAGAGCTCGGTCACGGCACGCATCTGCTCGACCAGCGGAGCCATCTCTGCCCTGGCCGACTGGAGTGCCCAGTTGCTCGTGCGCTCCACGAAGTTTTTGATCGCCTCGCCGTCTGTCACCAGGTCATCCAGGTCCCCCGCGTCGGGTGGCTTGTACTGCTGGATGTAGTTCTGCTGCTGCTGCTTCATCTGCTCGAACTGAGCCATCGCCGCCATCTGGGCTCGTGGGTCAGACGCCTGCGCCAGGTTCTGCATCGCGACGTTCTGCTGCTCGATGTTCTTGTTCATCGCAGCAACGGTGTCGACGAGCTGCGCCTGCACCTGGTCCGTTGCGCTCGTGGTGGCGGGTGCGGCAGCCTTGCGCTCTGCGGTCCTCTTCTCTCCGAAGAAGGCTTCGTTGACCGTTGCCGGCGGCAACGTGGCCGGCCGGGCCACTGCCGCGGTTTTCATGTCGACTGTCGTGGTCGGGCCGGTAGGCCCATCAAAGAAACTGTTCGGCATCAGCTAGCCCCCGCTGAGTAGCGATCGCGGAACCCCGCGAACTCGAGAAGTCTGTTGGTGTGTTTCGTTGGACCCTCTTTGGTGGTCGAGATGTCCTTGCCTTCGGCCAGCGCGTGAACGATCGTCTGCACCTCGAGCAAGCCGCAGAGCTCGCCCTTCAGGAAGAGCGACTCGTTGTCCTTGCACTGGAACGAAGCCAGCCTCCGGCGGATCGAAGTGATCCGCTCGGACACTGGCGAGTTGTCGTAGAGCTGTTTGAACATCTCGTCATTCAGCAGTTGTACGTAGTCCCTCTTCACATGCCACCCCCTGGCGGCATGCCGTTAGGAGGGCCGCCCGGCGGCATCTGGCCGCCTCCGCCTGGAGGCATCGGGCCGCCACCCATGCCTCCACCCATTGGTGGCTGCTGCTGCTGCTGCTGCATCATCTGAGCCTGCTGCTGCTCCATCGTCATCTTCTCGATCTGCTGCTGAGCCTGTTGGAGCTGCTGCATCAGAGCGTTCATCTGCTGGTCGATGGGTGTGAGCTCGGGCAGGTGAGGCATGAGACTCGCCAGGCCCGGAACCTCCTGGTTGTGCGCAATGTCGTGGACGAGCTCGTCCATGAAGCGGAGCGTCTGCTCCAGCCATCGCTTGTAGCCCGAGGGGTTCTCTTCCGCGAAGACCTGTGCGGCGAGCTCCATCATCAACTGGTTGTGCTGGTTGATGAACTGCCAGAACACCATGAGGCTCTGGTGGCGTCCCTCCTTCGAGGTCGCGGCGTTCGGCGCACTGGCGTAGACACGGAGGTTGTCGTCAAGGATTCCGCGCAGCGGCTCGTACTTGTAGAGCTCGATGCGGTGCGCGTCCTCGTCACTGGCCCACTTGTAGTAGAGCCCGTCCTGGGCGTACTGCGTGACGAGCTCGAGAGCGAAGGTGAAGAAGTCGGAGAGGTCGGCTCGCATGCGGCGATCGACGGCTCCGAATTTCTTGCCCGCCTGCTCGATCAGCGCGAGGGTACTGCCGGTGCCGGCGCCGGACTTCATGGTCGGGTCGCCCTGGCCGCCGAGCACTGGAGCGAGGCCAGTCGCTTCTCGGCCGAAGAAGCGGTTCTGGGTGACGGTCTCGTCGATGCCGGCGGCCTTGCCGCCCATCGGTGTCGACACGATGTCCTCGCCGGGCTTGTCGACCGGGACCATCTGGCCCGGGAGAGGCCGGTCGAGCATCACGTCGGCCATCGTTCCCGCAGCTACCTGGTAGATGTTGAACGCGCCGGACATCAAGTTGTCCATCTGGAGGTTGCGCAGGGCGGTGTCCTGCGTCTGGATGTAGATCACCTCGTCACCGATCCCGGTGCCCCAGGCGGACTCATCGGCCACCTTGTAGCGCACGGGGAAGTAGGGGATGACTTCCTTCCAGTAGCGGTTCTTGTCGATCAGGAGGATCTGGCGCGTGTCCTCGTGGAGGATCATGTAGCCGCTGCGAGGCTCTTCCTGGTCTGGCAGGGTGATGTAGAAGTAGAGCTGGGTGAGCTTGATGCTGCCCACCCTGCGATCGAGCTCGTCGGCCGGCCGGATACCCGTAGTGCTCTGAATCCTGGCCTGGCCCCGATAGTCCTCCTCGGGACTCCGGGTGAGGATCTGGTCGATCGTCTCGTCGTCCAGGTCGAGCTCGCGCCGGCCGTAGGTCTTGAACTCGGCTTCGGTGAGGAAGAAGCGGTGGCCGACGTAGGAGCATTCCTGCCAATCCACCTTGTCGGGTGGCCAGCAGATGACGTGACGGTTCGGGGGAAGGTCGACCTCGATCGAGCCGGATCTCTTCTGCTCGGTCTTCAGCTCGCCGTTGTTGCCGAAGTACCGCGCTGTCTTTCGGCGGCTCACCCACTTCGGGTGAAGAATGCACGTACCGGTCTTCACGGTGCGGTGCGAGATGATCGGGAGCTTCTTCTCGAGCTTCATGTCGTGGAGACAGAAGGCGTTGAGGAAGTTCTCCGTCGAGCGAGCGAATTTCTGGACGAAGGTCATGGCGTCCACTTCGCCGTCCTTGACGATCGGATCGACCTTGATAAGCGGTCGAGCGCCCAGGAGGTTCTCCTCGATCCTGGCGCCGGCCTGGTCCACCTGGCTCATCAGGAACTCGGAGATCAGTTGCTCGGCGTCAGCCGTGACTCCGCCGTGGATCGGGTCACTCGCGAGCGCATAGGCCGCCTCGATCTCCTCTTCCCGCTCCCAGCGGTTGTAGAGGGCCGAGTCGTACAGGTCGAGCATGTCGATGGTGTCCTGGCAGAGCTGGACCTTCTGGTCCTCTGACAGGTCGAACGGGTTCCCCTCCGGCTGGCTTCCGGGGAGGGTCTGGTCGCCCCGGACGCCACTGGTTTCTTCTGGCTGAGCCTCTTCGTCGAACAGGAGAGCAGGGTCGAAACCCTCCATCTGCTCAGTGAGGACAGCCTGGAAGCCATCCCCTTCCGGGGCCACAGCCAGCTCTTCAGGGGTCAAGAACTGTGCCGGGGTCTCCGGGGGAGGCTGCTGACCAGGTGCCCCTTGCGGAGGCTGGCCAGATGGAGGCTGTGGGGGTTGGCCGTTAGGCATCGGGCGAAACTCTCCGTCTTATCGAGCCGCCCTATACGGGGAATGGTACTGCATTCCACGATTCCGCACATTCTGGACATAGCTCTTGCGTCGTTGGAAGTCCATTTTCGCGTGGCCGCCCGTGACAGGTGGCCTCCAGATTTCGGGGCCTTGGCTCATCGCGTCGATCACGTCGATTGCGACGGTTTCGTCTTCCACGTGCAGCATCTGGTTGATGACCTTGTGATGCTCGATCAGGTGGAAATGCAGGATTCCGTAATTCACCCACGGGCTCAAGAGCTCGCGAAAGATCCAATCCTTGCTGTTCGTTCCCTTGTTGCTCTCTTCGAGGCGCGAGGAGAGCGCGACCTTGATGGAGCTGCGCTCGTGGTTGCCTTCGACGATCGAGGCCATCCAGGCGTTGCGCTGCATCTTCTCGTACTGCTCGATGAACTGCGGGAGCCAGATCTGGGCGCCGTAGGACTCGTAGGTCGCACGGTGGACGTTCCAGCGCCTCATCATCCGCATCATCTGCTGGACGAAGCCGCCGAGGTCGGCATCCTTCCGTGACCAGTGGTCGAGGAGGAAGGCATGGCCGTCAGGTGCAACACCGACGATCGCGATCGCGTGCTCGGACGGCCGGCTCTTGCCGGACCACTTCATCTCGTCGTCGAGCTTGTGCGTCGGGTCGGCATGCAGGTAGGTGCGCAGATCCTGGACATGCACCCGACAGGACTGCTTCTCGGGGATGACGAACCCATCTTCTGAGAGCGTGTCCAGGTCGTAGGCGTAGCCCTCGTACTGGATGATCTGGTGACTCGGGTCGACCCACTCGAAGGCGTTGTTGACGATCGCCTCCTCGCTGAACACATCGTCGCTGCCACGCTTCTTCAGCAGGAGGTATTGCGTCTCCCACAGCGGCTCAGTGGAGAGCGCCTTGATGACATGCGGCGGGAACCGCTCCGGCTCGTGCGGCTCGCCCTTCTCGTCAATGACCGGCTTCCAGAAGATCTTCCAGGTGCGGCGCTTCTGTGTCTCGAGGTCGACGGCTCCGCCTTCCTCGGCGTCCTTGATGCGGTGAACCAGAGGTGTCTTGCCCCACGGCGTGCCGACGATGAGAACCTGATCGCGTGCGGGTTCATCCAATAGCGGCGTGCATTGACCGACCACGGAGTAGGCGACAGCCGAGGCGTTCTCGCTCGTCTCCGCGTCCGCGCCTTCCAGATCGTCCCCGACGAGGAGGTTGCCGTGCCAGCCCTCCTTCCGGCTCTCGACTCCCCAGTAGCTGATCGCGGCGCCGGCCAGAGCGTTCGTCTTCACGAAGTGAATCTCTTCGGTGTTCCACCCCTTCAAGCCCTCGGGGAGACGGTGCTGGTAGAGCCACTGCAAGTAGGCCGCTCGAGGCGAGCTCACCCACAGGTCGATCAACGGGATGAAGTGGTTCTTCTTCACGTTGTCGACGTTCGACTCGATGAGCTTCGCGCTGAAGTTCACGATGTTGAGCGCACGCCAGAGCGGATAGCCCTGGGTGGCCACCGTCGACTTGTAGCTACCGCGATAGGCGCACACCAGGCCCCTGATCCACGGCAGGTAGGGCGCACGACCCTCCAGCATGGAGCACAGCTCGTAGTGGAGCTCGTTGAGCCGATCGAAGCCCAGGTGAGCTCGACAGAAGTAGAACAGCGACGCCCTCTGCCGGCGGAGCTCCGCTAAGCGGAACTCCTCGGTGAAGTGCAGGACTGTCGGTGCTTTATTGGTCGGGGACTGGGACGACACAGGCATCAATCACGTCCGGTTCCCCTCCAGGAAGCAGCTTGGCCTCGGCTTTCTGAGCCGTTTCCATTGCTCGAGCAATGGCATCTTCGAGATCGGGTGGCATCCTGATGATGAGCTTGTCCTCACGGCCCTTCTTCGCACTCAAGCGGCCCGTGAACTCGTCCAGCGCCTTCAACCGGTCCCGGCCCCGCCCGTGCAGAGCCATGTGGAGCACCTTTTCGGCCATCTGGGGCTCCAACGCTTCCGCCGTCTCCATCATCCCGCCCTGCTGCGCGAGCATCGCGGCTTTCTCTCTCACCATGTCCTTGACCGCGACGAATCGCTCGTCCTTGATCGCTTTCTCAATCTGCCGGACGGACATCCCGGTGCCTTCGGCCTGGACGGCGCGAGTGATGTCGTAGAAGAGCTCGTAGACGGCGAGCTGGCGGAACGCTTGGAACACGTCGACCGGCATGATGTCCTCGTCGATCAAGATCACGTCGGCGTAGCGCACCAGCATCTTTACCGAGTCGAGCCATTCGGCTAGATCGGTGTCCCGCTCCACGGTTCACCCTCCTCCACACCTTCCAGGTCACCGCGCTCGAAGTCCTCCGAGCTCACCTGGCGCATGTAGTGGTCATCCCCTACCTCGATCTTGACCTCCGAAGGCTCCTTCAGTCGCAAGAGGATCTGGTTCGGCGTGACCGGCCAGAGAACGATCTGCTTCTCGCCGTCACCGAAGCGCGTGCAGCGGCTCACCGTCCCCGTGAGGACCACGCAGTCCCCTTTCGAGTAGTCCGGGAGCTCTGACTGGACGACGACGGCCTCGGAGGCCCGGTTCATCTCCCGAGTCGCGTAAGGGAGAAGAATCCGGCCCCTCCGGGCCGGCATCTCGACCCTTTGTACCAGCATCTGACCCTTCTTGGCGACGGCAAAGGGGAGCATCTCGAGCGGGACGGAAGTCTCCTTCATGCCGCGAGTATCTCCCGAGCGACTTCCTCGCCACCGGGGAAGCGAAGCAGGATGTCCGTTGACGTGCAGACCAGTCGGGCCTCCCGCGAGGGCTTGTCGATGCCTTCCAAGCTGATGATCTGACCGGCGTACTGGCTGACGTAGTACCACTCTCCTGCCACGTAGCTCTCGTCCACGCCTGATCCGACCTGGATGATCTGCGCGAGAGGCAGGTAGCGAAGGGCTGTGTCCGGCCGCACCAGGTTGTGCCCCAGGCTCGAACTCTCCAGCCACACTGCGACCAGGATGCGGCCTTCGGTCACGTCTGCGATGTCTTCGATCATCAATTCGGCTTCCCAAAGGGAACACGGCGCATCCCGACCGACGCGAGAGCCTCGTCACTGACCCTCTCGTGCTCCCTCGTCGTTTCCGGGTTCGCTTCTGCAAGACGGATCTTCGCGGCAGCCTCCACGTTGGCCGCCGCGTCCTCCAACACCGACCACAACCGATCGTGGCCGCACTGAAGAGCCATGTCGGACGCTCGGCGCACGTTCAGGTCCCACTCGGGGAGCTTGTGGGGCTCGCCGGCCCACGCCGCCGCGTACTGGCCAGGCCAAATGCCGTTACCCGGCTCGCAGAGGTCCCCGTGGCGCCGAATGCTCCCGTTGCGCAGGTCCACCGTCAACCAGGAGAAGTCGAACGAGTGGACATCGACCAGCCAGCGGATGGCGCGTCGGAAACCCTCCACCTCCTCCATCTCGCGATTCTCCCAACCCTGGGTGGCGTAGTTGTCGATCTCCGCGAGCTCCTCGTCGTACTCCTCGGAGTCCTTGAGGCGCGTCAGAGCCCAAACCAGAGACCACTCGTTCTTCGTCAGGAACACCGAGAGCGCCTCCCACTCGCCAGCCCCAGATCCGCGAATCACGGCTTCACCACCGCCTCGACCTTCTCCAGATCGTCGCTCATGAAGCTGATCTGATCCTGGAGGTGCTTGTCCTTGGCCCGTAGCTCGGTCACCACCAATCGAAGATCATCGACCAACTTCTTCAGGCGGTTGATCTCCATCCGAGCCCTCTCAAACTCACTCATCAGCCATCCCGCTCTTCGCCCACTGGTTGAACGCGCCGAGCAACTGGCCCGTCGAGTCGATCGTGTTCGTGATCGAGATCTCCAGATCGTCCATCTGCTCGAGCACCGTGTCCGGGCAGTCTGGCATCACCTCGAGGGCGACACGGTTCTGCTGGAGGATCTGGAGAGCCTGCGCAGCGGCTGACACCTGGGTCGCGTAAATCGACATCAGGTTCGCCGCAGGACTCACGTACCCCGGAGCCTGCTGCTCGTACTCCCCATCCGTGGGGACGTTGACCGGAGGCACCTCTGGTGCCACTACGCTGGGCTGAAAGGCGCGCCCACGCCCTCGCCTCGCCATCAGCCGACCGAGTGGGGCTTCTTGACCATGAGACCGGGAAGGTTGTTCACGCGGGAACAGGGCTTCGCGTCACGAGCCTTGCTGCCACCCATGTAGCCCTTCTTCGACACCTTCACGCCAGGCACAGGCTTGCCGTAACTCTTGCCGCCTTCTACATACATCTTCTTCACGATCAGGTCTCCTTCTTGCTGTGGTCCTTGGCCAACTGCGTCACCAAGGCTACGGCATTCGTCTGATTCTCGCAAAGATACACCCCGGCGAGCGTCATCGCACGACTCACCATCGACTCGACGCGCTCACGTACGCGCCGACGACGGTCGATCTCTACAAAACCACCATCACCCTTCTCGTCCTCCGCACCCTCGCGGACCAACGCCGCCGTCGCATAGAAACTCGCCTGCTCCATGTTCCGCAACGCAAGCGTACGCTCGGGACACCGCGGAACCAACGTGAACACCTCCTCCGCAGCATCCTCGATCTCGCCGCGAACCACCTCCACGTGGTTCTGCGTGTGAACACTCGTCGGCTTGCTGCCAAACAACCGCTTCGGGTCCTCCGGGAGCAACCTCTCGTTCTCAATCAGGCTCGAATCCGCCAACTCGAACGCATCAGACATCTGAAACCCTCCGTTTCACGTGAAACTAACGCACGGGCGACTCCATGTCTGGCTGGGCGCTGTCCAGGGTTTCACTCCCCGTCGTGCCTCCCAAGGGGCATCCCCCCTTCGCCCGCGCAATTCCGATGCTACACTCTCCCACGGCGAGGGCTGAAGAAGCCCACTCCAGGACCCGCTTCCCGCGAGCTCGCACGGAACCAGCCCGTAAGACGAACTCGAGGAAGACGGCGGCGACACCGCCCAGTGAACGGACGGTCTATCCGCAGCGGGTGACACGGCTGGTCCCCGTGTCCACCCCACACAGCCAGGGAAGCCGGCCTGAACCAGACCCATCATGTGGGAGCTGCCCTTCAGACCAGCTCTTGGGCCTGGTCCAGGCCATGCCTCCACCTACACCTTGGAGTAAAAATGGCGTCGCACCTAGACCGAAGTCAGCTTTCAAAGGAACCTCGGCCTCGTCCGCAACGGGGGGTGACGACCGGCCAGCCGCCGCACCCTCTCTCCTCTCGCGCAAGCGCAGCCGCCGCCGCCGCCACCGGGGCCGGCCTGGTGGCCGCCGTGGTGGCCGAGCTGGTGCCGGCGGCAGGGGGTAGGCCACCCTCCATCCTGGCCGCCAGGGCCGGCGCGGCCGCGGCCGAGCTCGTGCGGCTGCACGCAGCCGGGGAGCTTTCCAAACTCGAAAGCCTGGCTTCGCGGTTAGGCGCAAGGAGGCGATCGCGGCCGGGTGACGTGCCGTCGTTCGCGTGGCTGCATCCGGGGCCGTTGCGGCGCGTGCGTGTCGGCCTGGCCGTCGTCGAGGCTGCTGGGTTGCCGTGGTGCGGGCCGTGGCGGCAGGTGTGGCCGTTGGAGCTCGTGGGCCGCATGATCGAGCGCGTGCCGGGGCCTGGTTGCGTGGGCGAGCTTGTCGAGCTGCTGGAGGATGTGAGCTCCGCGCACCTGGAGCGTGGCGAGGCGGCTGGTCGTGCGCTCGTGCAGCAGCGCCGGCGGGATGCGGGAGCGCGTGAGGAGCTGGGCGCGGACGAGCTGGCGCGTGAGCTGGCGGCCTGCGTGCGTCGTTGCCGTGCTGGCCGCGTCTGCGGGTGGGACGTGGTGCGGGAGGCGATCGAGGCGGTCGGCCAGGCCGCCGAGGTGCGGGCACGCGAGGAGCCGCTTTCTCGAGGTGCAAGTTAGAGCTTGACGGGCGAGAGCAGGCCGAGTACCCTCCGAGGGTGGGGATTCCCCCCACAAAGAAACCTTGGAGGATGGAGCATGGCCACAATCACACTGAGACGCGCCGACACGTGCCGCGACTGCGGCGCCGAGCTGCCCGTGGGCAGTCGCGCCAGGTACTACGGCCCCGGGAAGATCTACGGGACCACGTGCCACGAGGACAGCCGGCAGCGCCTGGCCGAGAACGAGATGGAGCCCCTCTATCGGGACCAGGACGCCAGGCACGGGCACCGCGACCCGGGCGAGGACCAGGCCGACCGCTTCAACGAGCAGCAGCGATGAGCGGGATCACCCCGGTACGGCCCAACCTCGGCCGCCAGGCCGCCGCGCTCGCGGTGGACGCGCACACCAGCAGCGGCCGCGTCCATGAGGCGCTCGCTCTCGGGTGGGCGACTGCTCACGACCGCCACCAGGCCCGAGGCTCGGTCGCGGACGCGATCGGGCACCTGCACCAGCTCCGCAGCGTCTTGGATGAGTGGGACCGCCTGGCGATCGAGGCAGAGGCGGAGGGACGGCGATGACGCCCACGGCCCCTTCCGTTGAAGTGTTCGTTCTCGCGTGCCTGCTGGCGCTCTGGGCTGCGTCCCTGATCGGCCTGGCCTGGTCGACCCTCGGAGGCATTCGGGCACGCAGGCGCCAACGTCGGCGCAACGGCGCCCCCGTGAGGCTCGACCCGGGCTTGTACCGGAGCGCGTGCCGACCGATCCGGCGCCGTCGATAGCGGGTAGGGCGTCAGGCTTCGGCCTGGCGCCCCTCTCGCTGGCGATGTTGCCAGCACCTTGGAGGTGACCAGATGACCAGTAGCGCAGAAGTGAAGAAGAGGTTCAAGGCTCGCGGGCTTCCCGTCCGCGTAGCCACGGGCCGAGGCACCGTGGCGGGGAAGATCGACGTTTGGCTAGGCGTAGACACAGAAGCCGAATTCGAGGCGCGAGGCATCCCCTACCGGCTCGACTACTCGCAGCCGATCCCCCACGCGCATCACGAGCTCGCCGACCAGGTGCGGGAAGCCGAGCGCACCATCGAGTTTTGGATCAACAACGCGACCGGCAACGGGAGCTGGTACGCGCACGTCGGAGAGATGCGTGCCCGCCCCGACATCGACCACCCGGGCCTCCCGTCTGTCTCTGTCGAGATCCGGCACAAATGGAACGCGAAGCCGAGCACGACCCTGGTCCAGGTGTTCCGCCTGGCTCAGAGCCTGCTCAACGAGGCATCCCTAGCCGAACTCGAAGAGCGCGTGGAGGGTGCCCCGTGCGAGTAGACATCCCAGCCGCGGCCCTGGAGCTTGTAGCGAAGCCCGGAGCATTCCCCGAGCACGAGGTGACACACTTCCACACGGCCGCGGCCCGACTGTGGCTCACGCGCCGCTACGGCCTGCCGAACAGCTACCCCGCCCCCGGCGAACGCCTATTTGGGGACTGTCGCGTGTTGTTCGTCGACGACCACGACGGCGGGCGCCCCGTGGCCTACTGGAGCCGCAAGCGAGACGAGTAGGGATTACTCCCGGTAGGGCGTCGGGCCTCGCGGCCTGGCGCCCCTCCGGGAGCACTTCCGCTCCGACCTTGGAGGATTGAACGGATGAAGGTACACACCGACGACGGCGAGCCGATGGCGGCGAGCTTCTCTGTCACGAGGGACGGCCTCGCCTTCCTTGTGGCCTACGAGTCGCGAGGAGGCGGCAGGAACGACGATTACGCCTGGGGCCTGTGCAAGGTGCTGGAGCGCATCAACAGCGCGGATGGCGTCCTTGTGTCGGTCGACGTGGCCAGCAAGCGGGGACGGTGGAGCATCTACCGCGAGCACGAGGCGACCTGGCCGACGATCTGCCCCGAGTGCGGCGCCAAGAAGCTGCACGCGAGAAACCCAGACGACGGGTGCCGCTTCTGTGACTGCGGATGGGTCGGCCTGGGCGGCCTGGCGATGGAGCCCGACGAGCTGCGCAAGGCGTTGGGCCGACGAGCTGCGGCGGCAGGCCGACCGCAAGGCGCGAAGGGAAGCGGGAACGCGACGAAGCGCCTAGAGCTTCGCGTGGTGTTTCAGGGAGAGATGGCATCAACCAGCCACGTCGAGACGTGGCTAGCTGGGGAGGTGATCTGTGGCAAGAGCTGACCTAAACGAGGCACTCCAGACCGTGCTGGGCGGCAGCCTGTCGGGCGTGGTCGGCGGCGCTTTCGCGTCGATGGAGATAGCCGAAGAGGAAATCGAGCGCAGCGGCCTACCGATCGCGCAGAAGTGCTTCCGGGCCTGCATGCCCTCGGATGCCCTCTCGGGTGCAACGGAGGAGTTCTATCGGGCACACATTCGCGAGCTGATCGCACGCGCCGAGGCGGGCGGCGACCTGACCTATCCCACCGCGTCGGAGTTCTGCCAGGTGCTCTCGGCCTTGAGCCTGGGCGCACCGCTTCGGCCGGCCTGGTCGT